AGTGCCTTAGTATCATAGGCACCCTTTGTCGCCATATCAGAAAGTCGTTTTTGTTGGTCTGCTAAAGCGATACTACCAGAACTTCCTGCTGAAGTTATTGCATCGGCACCAGTACCAAATGCTTTTTGTTGGAGAGTAGAAGCACCGGCAACTTTACCTAGCTCACCTTCACCATAAGCTTGTTCTGCTGCATTACCTACATTTTGAAGGTATGGTTTTGCCCAATCAGGAATAGTACTAACAGTACCCCCACCACCACCATAATTCTTTTTAAAATTATATTTCATTGTATATCCTTTCGCATTACTACGTATGCTTGTTTAAATCCGGGTACGTACTGAGGTAGTACTTTAGCCCAACCGGGTCTACCCCATTGTTCTATTGCTTTACAACCTGCATCCTTAGCAAACTGCTCTACGGTTGGAAATACTTTTGATTGATCTTCAAAGTTACTACCACTAAAGGCAATAATGTGAAGTGTTTTATGTTGTGAGTATTGCATAAACTCAGTTAAACCAGCACCAACAATATTAGATTCTTCATCAATTACAACCCAACATTGAGCATAATTATTAAGAATCTTTTGCATATAGTCTGTCAGTGTTGATTCTCCTTGCCCATGGTCTAATACTTTAAGAAATAATTTAGAAATAGTAGGCCAATGACCTAATGCATCTGAGGGTCGTAATTGAATAATTTTCATATATTTATCCTGCTAAGTAAATACAAGCAATCTGTTTAACTTCAGTAGGTGAATTAAAGATAACAGTTTCTCTTGACTTGGCTACTGTAATTGTCCTTATAATATCGTCACTTTGTTTCATACCTTTACCGGGAATAGAGCTGGTAACAATTAAATCACCAATTTCAATATTACCATTTTCTCCGCATACGTTTATTTGGCCTTCACCAAGAGCATTTACTCTAACTACTTTTAGATTTTCAGGAATATCTATGCCAGAAGTATTTGTAAAGTCTATGGTTTGATCTTTGAAATCGCTGGCAGGAAGCCCTGCTACAGGGGTTCTTGGATAAACAACTGTCTTAATAGTAGGATCCCAATCTTCAGGGGGAACATCATATTTTTCTACAAAGATACCAATAACTCCTTTTTGATTTGCAGAAGTACTCTTAGCCATTTTACAAATAATATTTGAGATATCTATTTTCATAAATAAAGAAATATCTATTAAAATATCACCTTGTTCAAATGTGTCTTGACTTTCTACTAAACCATCGTGAGCACCCGTAAATGGAGTAAAACCATCAGCCGCATAAATTCGGCCTTTACCTACGTTTGCAACAGCAGCATAATCGGCATTAGCAATATAAAGTTCTTTATCTGTACCTCTTCTAAAAACACCAGCAGAGTTTGTAGTGGTATTAGCTAAATAAACCTGTGTTATAACTGCAGCATTGCTGTTAACACCAAAATAAGCATTATCATTACCTGATAAATAACTCTCAGTCTTAGCAATGTTAGTTGAATTAAACCAATATGCAGTAGAACCGTAGTACCCAGTACCAATAAGACCTACACCCCTAAATGTATTACCTGTTAAACTATCTGAAGAGTTCCAACCACCGAGTCCAGCATGTAGTACACTATAGGCTACACCAGCAGTAGCTGGCCAACCGTCTGCACTAGGAGCAGTCCCCGTATAAGTATTAAAACCCATATAGGAAGAGCCTGTTGAGTTATCATTAACGCCCTGAATTGCGGAGTACCTTCCTGTAAAAGGAATTGTACCACCTAATGAAAATCTAAAACCAGAATATGTATCAGTAGTGCCTGATGTAATAAGTGCCGCAGTCATACTACCAGCAGTAATAGTTCCCATATTTGCACTAATAGCGGACAACTGTCCAACTTTTAAACTACTAATATAAGGTGTTGACCATACTGTTTGATTGGTACTTGGGTTATAAATACCGTCTGTCTGATATAAAGAGTTAGTGCTTGAAGGGGATGGGTCTGAGCCTGACCAAGTAGCTGTTAAGCTCCAAGAACCACTGGGTGGAAAAGAGGTACTGCCAGTTGTTGTTACTGTAGCAGATACTGGTGTTGGGTTGCTTGGAATACGAGCATAAGAAATTCTTGAAGAAGAACCGCTAGAGCCGGGGGCACCATCATTTCCTGAATAACTAATGGGTGAGATAGAAGAAGTTGACCAGTTAATAGAGCTAGTTGTTGCGTTTAATGCTTCAGTAAGATTGACCGAGGCTTGCCACAAAGTATAACCAACTGAAGGTGCTGAAGGTATATTAACAGTCCATCCACTGGTTGCAGTAGTAGGGCTATATGTGTTAGTTGACCAAGTATAAGTTGCAGACCCTGAAATAGATGGAATAGTAACATCCCATTTATAAATATTTACAGTAGCGGTTTTGATACCATCAGCAGATGCTGCAACTCTCCTAGTAAAACCTGACGCCCAACTTACAGAGGTAGTTGTTGCAGATGCTAAATCAGTTACAGGTTTAGTAGCAACCCACAACCTAATACCAGCAGTACCTGGGTTAACGGCTAAGGTAGTTGACCAACCATTGGTGCCAGTGTAATTAGTATTACTAGCAGTGGCCCAATCATAAGTAGAAGTTCCGTTAGGGTTATTTGGAGTTACGGTACTCCATTGATATAGGTATGCAGTATCTGATTTATTACCATCAATGCCTGAATCTACAAACACTAATTGTTGGATAACTATACCCGCCTGTGTTACAATTCCATATTTATTTTTATATCTTACAGGAACAATAACATTAGCAGGAGAAGTCATTGCGGTTGGTATAGGCCATTCAGCATGATCGCCTACTAAAGTAGGAGCACCAACAGTGATTCCATTATAAGCAATACCACTATTACCTGTAGTTTCGCTAGATCCAATTCTCCAAGTATCATTTACAAATGAAACATCAGAATCAGTTTGTGCATTTGAAAATTGAACTATTACCCCGTTAGAACTACCATATAGTTTCATTACAATATTTGTAAAGTTAGGAGCTAATGGCGTTCCAGATCTTGGTACTTGTAATGATGAAGGGGTAAAAGATGCAGTGAACATTGAGGACAGTGCGTCACTAGATGTAATTAAATCTAAATCTATTGCAATATCTGTATCAGGTACCCAACCAGCTCCCGGATTAACAGTAGCAATATTAAACTTAATCTGTCTACCGCCAATAGTTTGATAATACAATAAGTAAGTTGTTCCAAAATTTTGGGCAGCTTGGTACCAAGTATAATCAGTGGGATTAGATGATTCAGTTGTTAAAGAATTATTTAAAATACCATAATAACTTCTGTTAGTAGGTGAATCTGAAAAATTAGTACCTATATTATCATCTGCATATTTAATATGAATATATTGATAAGCATAAATAATTGGGTTGCTATCAGCAGGTTCTATAGAACCTGAAGCAGGTGTACCTGTTTGCATAGTTTGGTTATGCAAATCAAACAAATATGTATCTAGATCTGCATTACCCGTAATTGGTGGGCTTAACATTAAATTATCTCCGATCAGCAGGTTTAGTATCAAACAAGAACATAGCTAGTCTCCAATAATCGCTTGTGGTAATTCTGTAATTAATTAAGCGACCATTTAGTCTGGGATCTACTTTATAACCTTGTGACTTTGTATTGTTAGGTAAAAATATAAAAGTATCTTTTAAATCAGGATCATCAACAGCTAAATTAGGTATATCAGTGTAATTGTTTTGACCAGTAGTTCTTATGGTAATACTAGCATTAGTAGGTACATGATCAAATACAGGAAAGATAGAAGACACTAACACACTACCTGTAACGTCACCACTATTAAAGTGTATTCTTTCAACATAAGAGGTGTATGAAGTTAAAGCTGAACCATTCCACATTAAGTAACCGTCATTAGTTACCAAGGTTTGGTTGGTATTTGTACACATATACAATACTTCAGAACCGTAATTAAATGTATTAGATACATTTGCAGGGCCATTAAAAGCGTATGATACTGAGGGTAAAACTCTTTTTGTCCATGTATTATTTTTATAATTAAATATTAAAGCTTCATTACAAACAGTTGAAGTTCCTTTAGGGTAATTAATCCAAATTTCTTTATAAAAAGGATCTTTAACAACATGAACTTTATCAATAGCATTCTTATTTAAATTACTAAATAAGTATTTTTTAACTCGGTATGTAGCAACAGACTCAATAGATCCAGAACCATTATGAACATATACATCGTTTCGGTCTACAACAAAGTGATTACCATCAAATTCTACAACACAGTCTGTATTTAAAATACCATAAGACTTAGAATAAAATGATACTCTTGTTTGAGCACCAAAGTTACAGCCCCTGAGCCAACAGGAACAGGAAGCACTGGACAACAACTATTTAGAGAGGATGCAGAATTTCTTATCGGGGAAGCTACCAAAGCTGAAATAATTAAAAAGTCCCTCATATCTTGCCGTAAAGATTTAGAGGCGGTACCTAATAGTAAATAAAGGATATATGAAAAGAAGTAACAAGCAGCGTAATGAACTAATTCAACGTAGTGAACGTTCATTCCATATCCAACCAAAAACACCTAATCAACAATTATTGTTAGATGCTATTCATAAATTCCCTATTACCGTTACACTAGGCGCTGCAGGTGTCGGTAAAACTTATTGTGCTGCTTCTAAGGTTGCACAACTATTTCTTACAGGGAAATATGATCATATTATTTTAACTCGGAGTAACGTACCAACGGGTCGTTCTCTGGGTTTCTTTCCCGGTAATGTCAATGAGAAATTAACTCCTTGGTTATTACCCCTAATTTCAGTCCTAGAAAAACAGCTAGGCAAAACAAAGTACGAATATATTGAAGCTAAGAACATTCTTCAATTACAACCACTTGAAACTATCCGTGGTCGTTCGTTTGAAAATTCCCTTGTGCTAGTAGACGAATGTCAAAACCTTACAATAGAAGAATTAAAAGCAATAACAACCCGCTTAGGTGAGAATTCAAAGATGGTTCTCATGGGTGACAGCACTCAGTCAGATATTAATTCTGGTAATGAGATTCTTAAGTTTTGTAAGATCTGCAAGAAACATAATATTGATATTCCTATTGTAGAGTTTACAGTAGACGATATTGTCAGATCAGATATTGTTGGACAGCTAGTAAGGGCTTTTATTAAAGAAAAGATTTAAAGGAATACTATGGCAACTCCGATTGACAAATTAGGTAAGGGCGGTTTAAATACAGATGTACCCCCAATGATCCTACCACCTAATACATTTACAGATGTGTTAAACGTTCGTTTTGATGACGAATCAGTACAAACAATTACTGGTGAAACTACTTCTAGGGTGGTAACTATTACTCCTAATTTCGGTATTCATTGGAGAAGACCTGATCAAAGTTATAATATCTTTGCTAACAATGGTAGAATAGTTAGAGTAGACGCTTCAGGCGGTTCATCCTTTATGCTAAATAGTACAGATTCTATTTACAATAATAGTGATTGGCAAGCTGCTAAATTTAATGGTGGTTATGCTATTGTTATGAACAATGGGACAAGTACCCCTCTATATTGCTTATATGGTAGTGCTTCTGCAGGTAGTACCTTTCAACCTTTGCCGGGTTGGAATTATATTTCTGGATTAACCGTAACTGCAAAAGTTATTAGAGCATTAAATTATTCTTTAGTTGCTGCAAATTTAACCTTAACTCAGGGTGGAACTGTAACTTATGCTCCAGGTACTATTAGAGTATCTGTTCAGGCAGCTACGGGTAATATTCCTAGTATATGGCAACCGGGATTAACCACTGATACAGCAGATGAATTTGAATTAAGCTCTACTTCACCCGTATTAGATATGGCTGAACTTAGAGGTAATATGTTTGTTTATTCTTCAGATAGTATTAGTTTACTTACTATTGGTCAACAAACAAGGGTATCATTTTACTCAAGATCTTATGGTATTTTAAATACAGATTGTGTAACAGAATTTGATGGTAGTCACTTTGTTGTAGATAGAAACGATATTTATGTTCATAATGGTTCTGGATCTATTGAGTCTATAGCTGACTGGCGTATTAAAAAGTATTTCTTTAATAATCTTAATAAAAGTTATGTTGATAAAGTTCATGTAACTAAACATTCATACTATAAAGAAATCTGGATTAACTTTCCTAAAGGTAGTGCTACATCTTGTACTGAAGCATTAATATTTAATTATAAAAATAATACATGGACAAAAAGAGCTTTAGGGAACATTACATATTCGTTTATTGGTCCTGAGAATGTGTCCAATACTTTTCAATACTCCAAAGAAGTAGTTTACTTTACAACAACAGGCACTCAAACTTTAGTTACAGATAATAACTATTTAATGTGGAATGGATCTGCATTAGCATCATACAGCTCTTATATTGAAAAAATATATCTTAATTCTGGAGATGTAACTGGTAGTTCTTTAGTTGTATCTTTGTTCCCTGTATTTGATAAAGTACCTGTTGATGCTAATATAACAATCAGGGTTATTGGTCAAAACAATTATACTGACGTTCCTAATTTAGCTATTGATAACCCAAATTTAAAAGACACATTTACATTTTTGCCTAGCAATGACAGATCTCAAGGATACAAGGTAGATCCTAGGGTTAATGGTAGATTGTTAAGTTTTAGAATTACATCAACAAACTATTGGAGATTAAGCACAATGCTGTTTGATGTCAAACCTGCAGATCGGAGATAATTAATGTTAAGCCCTCCTATTACTGGACAAAAAGACCTAGATACATATCTGTTTGATTTGCACCAGAATGTATTAGAAACTGGTGCCTCAAGAGTAGGATTGTTAAACCCAAGTGATAGTAATCCTCTTGTATATTTGTACAGATATATCCATATTAAGTATGCTACTGACACAATAGGTAATGGGTTCTCTGATGTACCTACTAATGCAAATTATTATGGTATTTTAAATAACGATTCAACTACTCAATCATCTAATCCTACAGATTATACTTGGTACAAAGCTACCCAAAATTTTGGTACAACTTATTATTTGTATTATCAAACTATTGGTGGTAGGCAAATTAAATTTAATATTGCTACAGTTACACCAGGAGTTGGTTGGGTTCAAGAAAATAATGTAGCTATTGACTTAGATAAAATTACTTCAAGTGAGTCTATATCTGCAGCGTTTAGTGCATATTTTATGCCTTCATCTTTGCAAGTACCAAGAAATACAACTACAGGTATAGCGGATTTTTCTACTATTGTAATGAAGCTTTATGGTGCAAACAATAATATAATTACTACTTATAGTACAGCTCAAACAGATTCTGATGTTTCTTTTGTAAATGATTCTTGGAGAATTGGTGATAGCTCAACTACTGGTAATGCTGGTATAGCTTATAATAATATTACAGTAGGATCCCCAACACTAGTAACTGACCATGCTGAGTGGCCAATACCTTCAGCAATGACTGCATCTGCTAACGTTATTGTTCCAATTAGATACAAAAATATTTACGGTGTTGTAACTCAATCTGGTGTTGTTATCCAACAACTTGTGTTCTCAGATTCTGGTACTCCGGGAACACAGTCTGATACCGCTTATTTATATCAATGGACTACAGTTACACCCGGAAATCCTAATGGTACATCTTTGTATACATGGGCATCACGTAGCAATAGTGGATATACAGGAACAAATGGTTGGTCTACAACTCTTACTGCTAATCCTGGAACTGCAGGTATTAGATTATGGGTAGCTACCAAAGATTTAGTAGCAAGTATTGCAGACTCAACTACTACAGTGTCTTGGACATCTGGTTTTACAAAAAGAATTGCAAGTGCAACGGATGGTTTACAACAAGCAACTGTATCTATCTATAAATGGGATATAACAATACCTGCTATATCAGGTACTGCAACATATACATGGGCATCTAGAACATATTCACCAACAACAGCAACTAGTGGATGGTCTGCAACAATACCTTCTGCACCTTCTGTTGGATATACATTGTATCAAGCTTCAGTAAATCTTTCTGATTCAATTAATAATACAACAAGTTCAATTAATTGGACAACTGCAAGTATAAGCCCTATAAGTTATTCGGGAGATGCTGGAACTAGTGGTTCTTCATCAAGATTAACTTTTGCACGTATTTCAGGTAATCCCACTCCTGTATCTGCAACAGTAACTACTAGTGGTAATTCATCTTTTCCACCATCAGGTTCTTGGAGTATAACTGCTACATGGTCGGGAAGTGATCCTAACCCTTCTAGTACAAACTCATTGTATCAAGCAGATGGTATTTATAACCCTTCTACAAATCAAACAGTATGGTCAACACCTTATATTAGTAGTTTAAAAGTTGGTAGCCTATCAGCTATTACTGTTAACACTGGTGCTTTAACTGTTACAGGTAATTTGTTAGCTGGAAATATTGTTCGAAATAATACAGCTGTTAGTTCTGGAAATGGTGCTCTTATTGAGGGTAACACAGGCAACTTTGCTTTGGGTAATAGCACAACTAACATTACATTTAATGGTTCTCAAATGACCTTAAATGGTAATGTAGTAGCTACAGGTAATCTTAACAGTAACTCTGTTACAGTACCTGCAAATGTTTCAACATACCTTGGTACTGCTATTAATAAAAATGGTTTTGGAGTTTGGCAACAAGTAGGTGGTGTATCCACTTCTTATGCTAGCGCACCTAGTGCTGTACTTGTTACTGTATCTCTTAACTTACTTTATACGTCTGGTGCAGGAACAACTGCTTCTTATGTTAAAGTTACAGAAATTAACAGTGGTATTACTACCTTATCAAATGGTATAACCCATACTAACTCTACAATTCTTTCTTTGACCCTTAATATGACAGGTATTAGTAGTGGAGCAAGAAATTTTCAAGTTGAAGTATCACAAGAAACTGGTGGGCCTTCCTTTATGATTGGTAATGCAAGTTTAACAACATTGGCGACTTATCGATGAACACATATTACGTACAATACAATTTAAACAATGGTAGAATCATTGGTAGCGGAGTAACACAATTAGAAGTTGTAAATTC